TAGATGCAACAGGACCTATTTGGTTAGACGAAACAGATTTATTAGCCGTTACAGCAGGAACAGCCAGTGATTTATCTTGGCATGTTTCTTATAGCTTAATGGCAGATTAATAATACAGGAGGATATTAATGCCACGAATTATAAAATCAGCAAAAGGAACTTTTACAACATCAACTGTATCTGTGGACTCTTCAGGAAGAGTTTATTCAGCTGCTACAGGTTCTGCAGGTGGAGCAAACTTAGTTCCAAAAACATTGGTATTAAGTCAATCACCAGGAAGTTACACAGCAAGTAATAATGCTAATTTTGGTTTAGCTTACGTTTATGCCGGAGGCGGCGGAGGCGGCGCTGGTGGAAATCATCCAATGCAAGGAGGCGGCGAAGGCGGAGTAGGCGGCGAAGGTGGCATGGGAGTTTTTGGTTTTCCTATCTCTGGAGGTGAGTCACATAATTATACTATTGGAGGCGGCGGTAGTGGTGGAAACACTAATGGTCCTATTACAAATGGGAATGCTGGTGCATCTGGTCAAGCAAGTACATTAACAAATATTGGAACTGCCAACGGCGGAAGCGGCGGAAGCGGAGGTCCAAGACAAGGAGGTCCCGCAAGTGATGGTGCAGTAGGAACCGCACCAGGAGCAAGTTTTGCGGATGCAACAGCTGATGCAAAAAAAATATATTCAGGTGGAGTACCTTATGGATCCGGTGGTACGGGTGGAAGCCGTATGAATCCTGGAGGTGCTGGTACTGTGGGTGATCATGGTGCTTTAATGATTTATGAGAATACAGGAGAATAATGGCTGTATTTGTTTTTTCAAAAAACTCTGACGATAAAATAGGGGCTGTAGTTGGCATCGCTGAAAATCAATCTGTTTTAGATAATAATTGGGATCATGATCAATCAAATTACGATCTAGTAACTGTAACAGATGATCTCTTTAATGATGTTAGATTAACACAAAAAGAAATAGTTTCTAAAAATGGTGACACTGTAAATACAGAAAACCTATCTTTAGCATATAATTATAGAGCTGGCTTAACAGCTTATATTAATAAACAACTTTCTGAAATGAATGCATGGTTAGAAAGAAATCCTTCAAAACCATTAGCTTCTACTATTACAACATATAAAAATTACATATCTAATATAGATGTGGATACTCTTATTACTGACCCATCTGCTGATGCAATACATGATACTTCAACTGGATTATTTTCTGACGGAACACCTTTTAATTCCTCTTTAGAAAAATATGTTGAAGATCAAGGTGTTACAGCGGTTCATAGTAAACAACTTTTATAGTATACTTTATACGTTTTATAACGTATAATAATTTATTTATGTTTAGAAAGACAATAGAATTTATAGCTAATGAAAAATATGTTGATTCAAAACAAGATCAACCTATTCCTATAAAATTAAACATACCAGAATGGTATAAAAAATTAAAACATTCTACTTCTGCTTCAACTGTTAAAGGGTGTATGCCTTTCCTGGATTCTCTAACGAGTGGTTACTTATTAAAAGTTCCAATAGATATGCAAATTACACACAATGTATTTCATGAAAAAACAGGTAAAAAAGATGGTTTTTGGAGAACAGGAGAAATAGAGGTAGAAGTAATGAGATCTGAAAGGATAAATGTAAATACACAAAGGACAGATGTTCATTCTAATCAACAATTAAAAGGATCTCCCGCTAATGAAAAAAATAAAAATTTACCTTTTTACAAAATATTAAACCCTTGGATTATAAAAACCCCTCCTGGTTATTCTTGTTTATTTGTATCTCCATTAAATAATAGTGATGACAGGTTTTCTATTATCCCTGGAATTGTTGACACAGATTCATATAAGCAAGAAATTAATTTTCCAATAATTATAAATGGAGATAAATATAATACCTTAGACACTATAATTAAAAAAGGAACCCCTTATGTTCAAATTATTCCTTTTAAAAGAGAAAATTGGGGAATGAAAATAAGAGGAGAATCAAAAGAAAAACTTTTGAAAAGGAGCATGTTTTATCCTTTTACAATTTTAGATAATTATAAAAATAATTTTTGGAAAAAAAAATCATGGACTTAAAAAATTACGTATATATTAGAGACAATGCAGTTCCAATAAAAATAGTTAGTAGTCTTATAAAATATGCAAATACTTTACAATTTAATGAAGCAACCATAGGAGGTGATGAAGCAAAAGATATTATAGTGGATCAAAGCGTTAGAAATACTTATACGTATCCTTTAAGAAGTCCCCATACATCTTTAACTCATTGTCATCGTTTTAATCTTTTACATTATTTTTTTAGTCAAGCAATTAAAGAATATTTTGAAAGAATTAATATACAAGATTTTAATTCAAATTATATAAATATAAAAACTATAGAAATTTTAAAATATAATGAAGGTGGTTTTTATACATATCATGTTGATCATTTTGATTTAGAACCAAGAACTTTTAGCTGCATAATGCTATTAAACAATGATTATGAAGGCGGCGAACTTTGTTTTAGATATCCTGATAGAACAGGAGAATGGTCGATAGAAAAAAAACCAGGTAGAATTGTGGTTTGGCCAAGTACTTTTTTATATCCCCATACTGTAAAACCTGTTACAAAAGGGACAAGATATACGGTAGTATCATGGGCACTATAAAGGATTTTAAACATAAAAAAATAAAAAACTTTCTTTCAAAAGAACAAATATCCTTATTAACTCATTATTGTAAAATGAAACATATTGTAAACAAAGATAATTTTGATTTTGTACAAAGCGATGTTGGAGATACTCGTTTTTATGCAGATCCTCTTATGGAGGCTTTACTGATGGATAAGAAAAAATTATTAGAACAAGAAACAGGTTTAGAGTTATTACCTACTTATTCTTTTTGGAGAATGTATACTAAAGATGGTAGTTTAAAAAGACACTTTGATAGACACGCTTGTGAAATAAGTGTAACTGTAATGATAGGGTCCTGTGGAGAGCCATGGCCAATATACATGGATGAAAAACCAATTGAAATGGAACCAGGAGATGCTGTCACATATTTAGGATGTGATATTTGGCATGAAAGAAAACCATTTAAAGGAGATTGGCACGCTCAATCTTTTATGCACTACGTAGATAAAAATGGTCCTTACGCTGATGAAGTTTTAGATAAAAGAAAATTTTTTTGTATGCCTGGAGTTAAAGATGCAGTTTAAACAATACACAAAAGACGGATCATGTGATTTAGAATTTTCATGGAGAGAAAGATTTATTATATTATTAAAAGGAAAAGTACATTTTTCTGACATTGCTTTAAGACATTTTGGTAATATGTTAGTAAGTATGGTTGCAGGTTGGCAAAAATCTTTTCAAGGAAAAACTAAAACAGAATTAACTTTCCGAGATAAAACAAAAATAAAAGTAAAATGAAAGTAATAAAAAATTTTTACGATAAAGATAAATTTGAAGAAATGCAAAAAATTATACAAGGAGATAATTTTCCTTTTTATTTTAATGATGGTGTTGCAGACTCTCAACCAACAAATGACTTTTATTTTACTCATGCTTTTTATAGGGATCACCAACCGTGTAGTCCTTATTATAAATTAATAATACCAATATTAGACATAATAAAACCAAAAGCTTTTATAAAAGCTAAGGTTAATTTGTACCCAAGAACTGGGAAATTACATCATCATAAAAAACATGAAGACTTTAATTTTGATCATTATGGATTAATTTTATCTATAAATACATGTAATGGTGGAACACAAATAGGATCTAATTTTATTCCATCGATAGAAAATCAAGCGATTATTTTTAAGGCTAATATTCCACACAATAGTACCACGTGCACAGATAAAAAAGCTAGATACAATATTAATTTTAACTACTTATAAACTTTATTATCAGGGTTATCTGAAAAGTTAAAACTAATTCCGTATTTAATATTATTAGTCGTATTTGTATTTGCGTGATGTTTTAAAGGAGCTGAGAATAAAGCAAATGCTCCTTTTTCAGGTTTAATTGTTTGATTAATTTCTGTAAATTCTAAAGTCTGTTCATGGTCGTTTAAGTATAGAACTCCAGACCATATACAAGCTGAGTGGTCATGCTCTGCAGTTTTTCCATTTAAATTAACTTTTAAACCCCAAGCGTCTTGTAAACAATATTGTGGTAATGAAATGTTATTATCTACATAATTTATAAAATGCGTTATTATTTTACCAAATTGCTCATCATGATTAAAATAAGTCCAGGAAGTCATTTCATCTTTTATATTTGTTTTATGACTCATATTGTTTGGTGCTTTAATACCCTCTTCTATTTTGTTAATAAAATAGTTTGCATCGATATCTATTATGCCTTGTATAAAAAAGTAATCTCTCATTACTTTTTTCTCTAAATGCTTATTTATTTTAATATTCATTCTTTATTTTAGGCTTGGATAATAACATATAAAATGCTTTAACTCTATAGAAATCTATATATTGAAATTACCTACAATCTGATATAACACCTAGTAAACAGGATTTTTATATGTTACAAAAACTAGGTTTTTTACCCGGATTCAATAAACAAGTTACATCAACAGGTGCCGAGTCTCAATGGACAGGCGGTGAGAATGTACGTTTTAGATATGGTACACCTGAAAAAATAGGTGGTTGGGCACAATTAGGAGATGATAAATTAACTGGCGCAGCTAGATCACTACATCACATGGTCAGTAAAGAGAGTATTAAGTACGCTGCAATAGGTACTAATAGAATTTTATATGTATATTCTGGAGGAGTTTATTATGATATTCATCCTTTAGTTAATCCTTCAGGAACAGCGATTACAAATGCATTCAGCACTACCAATGGAGATCCAGAGGTCACTCTAACTTTTTCTACTGATCATAATTTTGAAGCAGGAGATATTATATTATTTGGTGATACCACGACCTTTAGTGCTATTACAGGTTCTAATTTTGGAGCATCAGATTTTTGTGATAAAAAATTTATGGTTACATCTGTTCCAACAACTACTACACTTACAATTACAATGGATGGTGATGAAGGAGGAGCAGGAGCAACTACTTCTGGAGGAATAACTTATTATCAATATTACCATGTAGGACCAGCTGAACAGGTTGGAGTTTATGGTTATGGAATATCTCAGTTTGGAGGAACAGTTACAGCTCCTCAAACATCAACTTTAAATGGTTCATTAAGTGCCAATGCTTATGGTACTGGTGGGTCAGGAACAAGTATAACTCTTGTATCTACTGTTGGATTTCCAACCACAGGAACAAACTATATTAAAGTAGATAATGAAGAAATATCTTACACAGGAGTTTCAGGAAACGACTTAACTGGAATTACTAGAAATGTTAGAGGTACGACTAATGCTACTCACAGTAATGGAGCGACCGTTACAAATATAAGTGATTATGCAGGATGGGGTCAAGCATCTTCTAGTACTGACTCCGTTAAAGACCCGGGTCTATGGTCTTTAGATAATTTAGGTTCAACACTTATTGCTTTAATAGTTAATGGTGCATGTTTTGAATGGGATGCAGATGCATCTAATGCTACAGCAACAAGAGCTACAATTGTATCAGGAGCGCCAACAGCATCTAGAGATATGTTAGTATCTACTCCAGATCGTCACTTAGTATTTTTTGGAACAGAAACAACGATTGGTGATAAAACTACTCAAGATGATATGTTTATTAGATTCTCTTCTCAGGAAGATATTAATACTTACACACCAACAGCAGCCAATAGTGCTGGTACACAAAGACTGGCCGCCGGATCACGGATCATAGGAGCTAAACTTGGTAGAAATGCTATTTATGTTTGGACGGATACTTCTTTATTTACTATGCGTTTTGTTGGACAACCATTTACATTTGCTTACGAACAAGTTGGAACTAACTGTGGATTAATTGGTAAGAATGCAGCCGTTGAAGTTGATGGTGCTGCTTACTGGATGTCTGAAAATGGATTCTTTAGGTATCAAGGTAAACTAGAATCTATGGATTGTTTAGTAGAAGATTATGTTTATGATGATCTTAACACAACATCTAACCAAATGATTTATGCAGGAATCAATAACTTGTTTGGTGAAGTTACATGGTTTTATCCAACATCTAATTCAAATGTTAATACAAGATCAGTAACTTATAGTTATCTAGACTCTACGTCTAAACGACCGATATGGTTTACTAATGCTAGTTCTTTATTTACCAGAACAACTTGGCAAGACTCTGCTGTTTTTGGTTTACCTCATGCCACTTACTATGATGCTGCTACAGATAGTTCTTTTGATGTAACTGGAAATACAGAAGGGGTTACTTATTACTATGAACATGAAACAGGGATTAATCAAATAAAGGGAGGAGTCACCGCAGCTATCCCAGCAAATATTACTTCTGGAGATTATGATATTACACAAAAAGTTGTAAGAGGAGCAGCAACTAATATGGCTGACCTTAGAGGTGATGGTGAAAATATTATGAGAGTTA